TCTCCCACTCTTCAAAAGTAACAATGTCCATGAGCTCCTTCACGAGCTCCCGACCGTAGTCGGTGAACAGGATACCCTGGTTCCACACCCAATGCTCAACGTCCTGCTGATGATAAAACCTTTCACCAGCTGGCTGGATCATCCACCGAAGAGCGGTCTGACGATCGCCAGCACCAGCCTCGATGACCCGCTCAAGCATGTCATGAAAATCGAGGAGAGCTTTACGCTCCATACGAGCCTCTTCAGCCTGGACATGGTCCAGTTCACGGAGAAGACCATCCCAGATGGCTTGCTTATTCTCATCGTCGGACGAGTTCCAACCTTCCATGAAAGCTGCATGTGGCCGAAATCCACGAGCATCCTTGTGGAGATCAGAAACGGTTTGATCATCGAATGTGAACATATGATTTATCTCCGTATTCATCATATATACATACTAACAGGAATATCCGGAGATGTAAACAACTTTTTTAATTTTTTTATGCAAAGAACTCAATCACTTATCATTTTTTTTCTTTCCGATGTTATACTTTGCCACCAGTTCCCATTCATTTTTCTCCTTAAATGGTAGAACTTTGATCTGGCTGATGGGAGCCACCGGGCTATCAGTCTGTGACGGATTGACGATCTCTACAAGATCCCATTCTTTCAGAAGGTTGCTGATGGTATTTCTTCTGGCAACATCTGAATCTGACATATTTGAGGGTTTACCGTCAAGGGCAAATAGCTCCTTGAAATGTACGATAAAGTACCTTTTCTGCTTGTGCAGAATATGACACGATTGATAGAGCGTCTGTTCTTTTTTTGATGCAACGCCGATGCGGGTGAGGGTCTCTCTAACTTTTAAAAAGTCGTCCTCGCTTTTCAGTCGCACTTCGACGAGATTGTTTATATCAAAACTCATTTTTTCAAACCACCCTTCTCAAGCTTTTCTTTTATATCTTTTATCTGTTGAGAAGACAGAATATCCATGATCTGTTTGGCTTTATCATAACTATACCCATAATACTCTACCACCGCCTCAAGATCATCGTGATGTTCAGTCTTGGCCCATTTGGCAAAGCGCCTCTTAGGCCTAATCATATTTATTAAAAATGAAAACTGCAGTTTACTTTCTAGGTGTGAATACATATTCATCACGTTGGCATAGTGAACAGTATCTTCAAAATATGAGAACTGACGGTTGGTCAGGTATGGGTTATACCCCTTTTCGGCTAGTTCATCATTGTCAGTATTTGACATGATGTCCTTACCAGAATTTATTGCATTTACATAATCAAATGGATTCATCACAAACACGCTTTCGAAGTTCTGTAGTAGAGAACCTGTGGTCTCTGGTATTAAAATACAAATCAATGCCTCGGCGCTTGCATATATCTCTACCAGTAAAGTCCTTATCTCTATATTCTACACCAAGGATTCTCACTTGTAAATCAAAAGCCTCTAAAATATCTTCAAGATCTTTTTCGGTTGAATACGGCAGAATCTCATCAACATACTTGACAGCACTGAGCTGAATGTATCGCTCCACGATTGACTGCACTGGCTTGTTTTTCTCTTTAGGTCTATCTATTGTTGGATCAGTTTGCAAGGCACATATCAAGTAGTCACACTTACTTTTGGCTTCTCTGAGCATCTGAATATGACCTGCATGCAGTAAATCAAAAGTAGAAGCTGTAAGAGCTACTATCATTGGTGTGACCTCTTGCCATCAAAGACACAAACAAAGTAGCAACCCTTTACCCCAGCGTGAACTCTATGAAACACACCGTCTTCCACGAGAACCATGTCACCCTCATTAAAAGAAAAGTGCCTTTCATCTAGCTCCATCATGCCACTGCCCTCGAGGAACATATATACTTCTTCTTGACCAGGATGTGTGTGGCCGGAGGTACTCTTGTTTGCATTCAAACGTGTTGAACTCACGATAAGATTATTTAGTAAGTTGTTATCCTTGACTAGATATCTATCATCTTGTTTTACGATATCGCCGCCGATTTCAACCAGAGGAAAAACGTTACCAACATCCCATTTGTTTATATTTTCTCTAATCATTTGAACTCACAGTCCGTCATAATTTCAGTTAAACAAGCAACCAGATTGACTTCTTGATCTACAACAAAGGCAGATTTATAAGAGTAATCAGCAATGTGAAGAACGAGTTGTGGTATTGACCTTTCACTTACATTTTCGGAAGAAGTATCATATAGCTTTCTGTACAGCACGGATGGATCTACATCAGAGTTTTGACCAACCCATTTACGCATATCTTTAAAGTTCCGGTCTTTTAGAAAAGAAATGAGTTTTTTGTAATTGTCATCACCCAGATTGATAAGGATGCCAGTGTCAATATTACCAGTAGCAGAATACCGTTGTAGTTCATTAAGTACCCTCCGCCAATCAGGAAAATGCTTTTTAATAAGTTCAGCAATCACCGTTGGATCAAAAGTTACATTTTCGGTTTTAAGAATTGTTTTAACTCGAGACATAAAACCAGATGCAAGATTTGGTTTTTCTTTTGTCGGAATCTTGAACTCAATAACCGAACACCGAGAATGTAGTGGCTCGATAATACGATTCTTGAAGTT